GCTGGTTGTTGTTGAATCGGATTTGTTGTCGAGATTACTGGATTTGTATTAGCATTTGGTGGCGATTTTCCTTCTTTATTAGGTTTAGGTTCACAAATACCAGTCTTTTTATTTTTTCTAGTTCCATTTGGACATCTCTTTCTTTTTTTTGTTATATTACTTTGTGATTGAACCATACGTATATATTAACTATATAAACTAAAATTGCTTAATAATTTATTAATACGGTGTGATATGTCTATTTTTTCTAAATTATATGGTCTAATACTATTACACATGTCGTGGTATGTTTTCCATTCGACCTTACTTACTTCACTTTCCTGATATTGGTTGCTAACTTTATCGTTTATACTTAAAAGAGCAATATAATATCTATGTTTATATGATTTGTAATTTGAACCTGTAAATATCTCTTCAAACGGAATCACGTTTTGTATTAATTGTAAATTGCTACGTAAATATCCCGTTTCTTCTTCAAATTCTCGTATTGCACAATTTAAATCTTTTTCTTGATAATTGCGGCGTCCTTTAGGATATCCCCATTCTGGTTGTTCCCAAACGGTATTCGATTCGTTTATCAATCGTTCAAGTGTGTATTTCTCTTTATTAAAATAAATTCCTTCTTTCAGTAGTTTTATTTTTTCTTGCGATGTTTTTTCTTCGCCTCTATACTGAATACCCACGTTATCTCCCCACAAATAGTTCCATAAATCTTCAAAAGACATAGTTAATAATTTTTGTTTTTCACTCATAGTCATTTCATTTATAATATTCATAATATAACTTTTATTGTTTATAGGATATTTGCCTCTCATAAAATCAACAAACCCCAATGAATCTTTACGTCTAATCATTAAATATTCAAGTTTTTTGTTAATATTATATCTAAATGCAATTACCCCAATACTTGTTATTGGTTGTTTACATTGATGAAAAACGTGGCCATTTTTACCACAATTATTACAAAAAGTATGTTTAGAATTCATAGTTATTTGTTATAATATTTTAATTTTTATATCATTTATAGTAAATGGTATTAAATCCAAAAGTGTGGGGACCTCATTATTGGTTTGTATTACATACGATTGCTAATACATATCCATTATCACCTAATGATGTAACTAAAAAAAAATATTATGATTTTATACAAAATTTACCACTGTTATTACCAATACCAGAAATCGGTAATTCATTTGCAAAATATTTAGATAAATATCCCGTGACACCATATCTTGATTCGCGTCCATCTTTTATGAAGTGGATGCATTTTATTCATAATAAAATAAATGTGAGTATAGGGGAGCCTGAATTATCACAAGAAGAATCAATGGCTCAATATTATGATGAATATAAACCCAAAGTTGTTAAAGATGCCCAACAGCGTAAACAAAGAGAGAAATTGATTTTTTTATTAATCGTATGTTTTTTGATAATTATTGGTGGTATTTTGTATAATAAATAATTTAAAAATATTACTAGTAAATATTTATGTGTGATAGCGATAAGAATAAAATTCATTTACAAATTAATAGTAATATATATGATGTAACAGAATTTTCAAAAATACACCCTGGTGGTAACATTATTAAATATTTTAATTGTATTAATAATAAGGTAGATGCAACACATTCATTTAATACATTCCATCTTCGTTCTAAATCAGCATATAGAATGTTAAATACTCTTACGATTGTAGGGGTGGAAAAAAACAATAATAACGATTTCAATAAATTAATACAAAAATGGAAGGTAAAAGGATACTATAAAACAAAGTATGGTTTTTTTATTTCATGGTGTCTATTGACTACATTATGTTGGTATATTAGTTATATGTTATTATATAACAACTATCCTATGGTGGGTGGTTTATTAATAGGATTAGCGTGGACTCACTGTGGATTTATCCAACATCATGCTGGGCATTTAGGTTTTACAGGCAATAGCAATATCGATTTAAAAATTCAAGCCTTTTTTGAGGGTTTTCTCAAAGGTGGCACGAGTAAATGGTGGAGAAATCGCCATAACAAGCATCACGCTATGCCCAATTCAATAGAATATGATGGTGATTTAAGAACAACGCCATTTTTTGCATGGGATTCAATATTAATACAAAAGGTTCCTACATATTTGTTACGCATTCAACATCTTTTGTTTATACCTCTTATGATTGTGTATGTTCCGGTTTTATTTGTAACTACTAAGCTATTTATCATAAGAAAAAAATATTGGGACGATTTGTGTTTAGTTTTATTACATTTTTATTGCACTAGTTTTTTTATTAAAGAAATAAATAACTATATATTATTTTACTGGATAGGATATAGTATTCAAGGCTTGTATTTAGGATTGATGTTTGGTTTGAATCATTTCGCGATGCCACGCATTGATAATATTGAAACCAGTTGGGAAAAATGGCAAATAGCTACTACTTGTAATTGGGGTGTTGGCAACAAATATGCTGAAATATTCTCAGGATTTTTAAATTTACAAATTGAACACCACATTGTACCACAAATGCCAGCTGAAAATGTTCATTTAATTATTAACGATGTTATTGAATACTGTGAAAATAACAATATTACATATACTAAATACACCTTTAAAGAAGCAATAATAAAAATGATATATGGTTTGAAAATAGCAGGATATGAGGAATTTGAAAGAAGAGAAAAAAAATTGAAATGATTTTAAACAATAATAAATATGTAGTTCAAACAAACACAACGAAGTTTTCAGATTTCAAAACAATGACATCGCTTATTGATATGGTTCGCGACCTTCCGACTGGCGTGATTGGAAACGTTCTAACTTTTATTCCACGAAATGATACGGCACAGCTTATGGTTGAGGCGGCCGCACAAGACAAACTCAATTTGAAATATGTGAGAAAGTTTCAAATTGAAAACAAGGTATATTTGGAAGAATTATATAATAATATTGCTCCTTCCATTGTTGGAAGTAATGTATATGGCGACGATGATGCCCCAATGCAAATTATTCGCAAAAAGATTTCGATGGGAGAAAAAATTCGTATGCGTGCAATTAGCCAGAGAGAATGGGCGAACAAAAGAGATATGTAATATTTTTAAAAACAAGAAAAAATGATATAATATTATATTAATATATCATTATGAAAATAGAACTATTAATTGTAACTATAACTATTTTTTTTATCGTAAATACGTATTACGACGGTAAATATGTTCAAATGCTCAAATCGTGGAAAAAATACTATCAAATGGTCGGTATAGCATTTGCTGGAATATCGGCGTATGCATATATGAAAAAATATCCGAACCAATCACACACTTTAGTATCACATGCAAATGGATTTATTAAGCATATGCCAATTGATAAAGAGGCGGGTGATTTATTATCACCTCTATTGAATTTTTCTAAAGAAGGTTTCTCAAATAATGGAGGAGGTATGCAGATGCCTGGTATGCAGATGCCTGGTATGCAGATGCCTGGTATTTCAAATACAACACCTCAACAAAAGCGTATGATGAACTCTGGTAAACAATCTACAAAACGCAGTGTTAGTGAAACAAAGAAAAAATATGTGGCCGCCCAACAAAACTGGTGTTGTAAAAAGTGTAAAATACAATTGCCCGCATGGTTTGAAGTTGATCACGTGAAACGTTTGGAATATGGAGGGACAAACCATGTAGATAATTTAGAAGCATTATGCAGAGAGTGTCACGGACGAAAAACAGCAATGGAAAATTTATAATTATAATGTTCAATTATTATAATTATGGAGTCAAATAATAAAAGTATATTTTCTGAAATACTCGAAGAGCTAAAAGAAAAAATTAAAAAAATTCCATTACTTACACAATTATTATTATTTAATACAAATAGTTTTTTTAGCAAACTTACTACCGTATCGTCATATTATGCTATTTTTGTAAGCCTAATTTATGTTATACTGATTGGAATTATTCATATGAAAGATCCATACGATATATACGAAGAACATCCATTATATCTATTAGGTGGTATGCTATTCTTATTTTTTTGGTTTTTAATTACATATTCATTTATTAGCCATAGAGAGAAAATTAAACAAGAGGAACCAACACGCAATACAAAGAAATGGTGGGTTACATTTGTTAAAAAAGTATTTGGCTTTCTAGGAACAATAGCACTTATTATTGGTGCTATTTTATTAAGTATATGGATTGTTAAAACCATTCCAAATGTAACAAATATAGCTAGTTTTGTTTTTAAATTAATAGCAATAGCAGGAGCAGGAGCATTGATATTTTTATTTTTTAAAAAATATTTAGCGTTTGATAATACAAATAGAGGTAAATTTCTTAGTTTCATAAAAAATGTTATTTTTTATATTCCCTGTTTGTTACTTGCTCTCGTTGAATATATTAAAAATCAATGGAAAATAACCACCAGTACCGAATGGTTAGTATTAGGAGGTGAAATCGTATTTATTGGTTTAGCATATTTACTACCCTATGTTTATCAAAAAATAATTACACATGATGGTGATATATTATTGAAAAAACCACATTACTTAAATAATAAATATGTTTTAGGTAATTTTCAAAGTTTAAACCCTAGTGATAACCAGAGTAATATATTTAAATATAATTATTCCATTTCGGCCTGGTTTAACATATATGGAATGGGACCAAATACAAGACCTTCTTACAACGAATTTACAGACATTATTAATTATTCTAATAAACCGTCTATACAATTTAACCCTTCTACTAATACATTAAGGGTTCAAACGCAAATTAGTCATCACATGCATCCACATGAACATAGTGAAGAAACAACTCATCACGATGAAAATAAAAAATCGGACCCAACTCTTACTTCGGGAAAAATAGTTGACATTTACACAACAAATAAGATAGAGTTACAAAAATGGAATAATATAGTTATTAATTGTGACGCAGGATACATGGATGTTTTTTTAAATGGTGAATTAGTTGGAAGTAAAAGTGGTATATCTCCATATATGAAATATGATTCGGTTAGCTGTGGAGAGAATAGAGGGATAGAAGGTGGTATTTGCAATGTTACATACTATGATAGAATATTAAGTAAAGGTGAAATACTTCTAAATTATAAATTGTTAAGTCAAATGACACCGCCTTTATTTTAGATAATTTCTTATGATACATTATATAAGATATGTTTGGAATGAATAGATTTTCAAGATTTGGTAATATGGGGAGGGCGGGTTTCGGTGGTGGTGGCATATTAAGAACAATTATGATTGCCATGATTGCATTATTTGTTCTATATTTAGTAGTGAATTGGTATTTTAAGAAAACCAAGAAATTAGTTACTATGTCAAGTGGTACCATTCAACACAGTATTCCTGCTTCCGAATTACCCGAAAATACCCAATCGGGAAATTATACATACTCTATGTGGTTTTACATAAATGATTGGAACAAACGTTATGGCGAGGAAAAAGTAATCCTACGTAAAGGCACAACAGATAAAGAAAGTATTAAAGTTAGTTTAGGACAAACCGAAAACAACATTGATGTGACTATATTATGTTATGGTGATGGTGGTGCTGCTGCTACTGGTGGCACTACACCAACCGGTGGCAGCACTGAATCACAAACACACACATGTCATATAAATAATGTTCCTTTACAGAAGTGGGTTAATTTAACAATTAGCACATATGGTAAGACACTTGATATTTACTTAAACGGTAAATTATATCGAACATGTGTATTACCCAACATACCGAAGGTAGATATGGACGGTGAAATAGTTATTACCCCTGACGGTGGTTTCAGTGGATGGACCACTAACTTTTTATACACACCAAAGCCGACAAATCCCCAACAAGCATACAATATTTACAAAAAGGGTTATGGTGGTAGCTTCTTTGGCAATATGTTCAATAAATACAGAATTAAGGTAGAATTACTTCGTGATAATGAAGTGGCGGGTGGATTTGAAATGTAATTATTTAGCACTAATGGATAGGTTAAACAAATAATACATAATATATTTTATATCATATATTATATATTATTTATGATATATTATATATAGTAATGTTTCAAAATAGAGGTTTATCTAGTTTTGGGTTAGGAGCAGCATCAACATTTTATCAAGCAAATTCGTTAGTAGCTAAATTTGCCTTTTTAGTTTTGGTGTTATTAGTTTTTATAATTTTATTACGTGTTGGTAGCTCGATATTAGGATGGTATTTCACACCACCGGAAAATCCTATTCTATTAGACGGTATGATTGATGCAACAAAAGCAATGATAGTTCCGCAAAATCCAGCCACAAAGGGTTCTATTCCTATTATTCGGTCTGATAATGAAACGCATGGTATGGAATTTACTTGGTCTGTATGGATATACCTTGAAGATGCTACATTTGAAGATACCAGCGAATATAAGCACATTTTTCATAAGGGTTCTGATAGACTCGCAAAAACTAGTTCTTCATATCAAGGAACATATTATCCTAATAATGCTCCCGGGTTATACATAGACCCCACAACAAATAATTTACTAGTTAAAATGAATACATTTGCATCAATAGAAGAGAATATAGAGGTTGAAAATATTCCTCTTAATAAGTGGCTTAATATTATCTTACGATTAAATAAACAAAATCAATTAGACATATATATCAATGGGATATTAACAAAGCGCCATATGTTAAGTGGTGTGGCGAAACAAAATTATGGTGACGTATATTTGTCTATGAATGGTGGATTTTCTGGTTTTACATCTGGGTTACGATATTTTAATTCTGCTATTGGTGTTAATCAAATTCAAGGAATTGTTTCAAATGGTCCAAATATGAAGATGAAATCTGAAAATTTAATTAAAAGTAAACCTAGATATTTGTCTAATAGATGGTTTTTTGAAGAAGCACAGGATATTTAAAGGAATTGATAATAATATTATTTTAACATATAATATTATTAAATGGATAATTGTAATTATAATTTAAGTAGTAGTTTTACAAGATTCGGTGCAAGCGATACTACAAATTGTCAGTTAAAAATAAATAAGGACACTTTCAATAGATATAAAGATACATTAACACAAAACCAAATTTATTCTAACATTGCAAAGAGAACTGTTCGTAATTTTTCAGTATGTATTCCAGATATATCTAATACTGATATTGATAATAAAACCGGTGGTGACTATGACACCCCACAACCAGGGACCCCCACACCCCCAACAAGCCCACCAGATTCTCCTAGACCACCAGATAATATTACGCTTGAACTTATGTTAAAGGCAACAAAATTACTTTCCGACCCACATCCTGACCAAAATCCAGAGATTGTTGTTGAAAGTAGTTATCCTTCGTGTTCATATAAGCCAATCAAATTTTAAATTATTCGCGTAAATTAGGATTAATACATAATGCGCGCGTTGGGAATATCTGCCCAGACATACAGGTGTCATTTTCACTTACTTGAATACAACTTCTAAAACCGCGATCCTCTCCAATGTAACAATGTCCTGATTTATTTTGCGTTGTCTGTGTTGTACTGCCTGCGTCATCCGGAACTGGAATAAAATGGTTTGTTGGTTTATAGTATAATTCGTCCTGGTTGTTTCTATTATCTAAGTTGTTGCGAACCAAACTGTTGCGAGTAGTATTATTATTTACGTTTTGTTGTAAAACGTCAACACCACTAACAACAGTTCCGGATGCAACATCTACTAATCCCTTTGTGCCTTCACCTGATACAAGAGCGGTCTGTTTTACTAAATCACCACTAGTTGATCCTAATATTTTTGCAATTGGCCTTATTATTTCGGCCGTTGTATCTGTAAATTTACCTAAATAGGTAAATAAATTAAAACCTAAAATTGCTAAAATTAAAACAATTAATCCATATTTAATAAATGAATTAAAATTAATATTACTAACACCCTCTTTAGCTATATTTTTAACAGACTCTATTTTATCAATAGGTTGCGACGATATGCTTTTTATACTTTCAGGTGTTATTTTCGAAAATCTTGTGTTTGATATTATTTCTTGTAAATCTTGTGTTTTTGACATAACTATATATATATCAGGTAATATATTGTTGAAAAAATAAATATAATAATATATTATAATGAAATACAATGATAAATCTATGAAATACAATAATAAAATAAACAAAAACACACAGAAAAAAACTAAAAAGATGGGTTTTAAAGATAAAAAAAAACAAAGTAAAAAACAAAAGAAACGTGCTAATGGATTATTTTTAAAGAATAATAAAACTGTCATACCAAAAACTATACTTAAAAATACTGTGGTTATCAAAGATGTCACACCATTTGAAGACAGATTAATTAGCAAGAGTATTCAACAAATACTGGTTGGTAACAAGAAACCAAGTAATATGTTGTCTACGATACGCGAAGAACTTACTAAAAATAAGTCTTTCACACCCGAAATCAATAAAAAATTAGTTTCTATGAGTTTAAATACTGGATTCAGTGATATATTTGACTGTGGATTAAATACTCCACTACAAAATAAGAATTTTAAACCGAATGTTTCTAGAAATGACGAAACGCTATTTAAAAATATAATGCAAGTTAAAATAGGTGTTAAAAATAAGAATCCTATTTGTGTCGATAGAAATGATCCACGCGCCCAAAAACTATTATTAAAAAACCTTAATTCAACAAGCGCCATTGATTGTAGTAAAATAATTACTCCTCTTCAAGTGAGAGCTAATTGTTGGTTCAATACTATGTTCGTTTGTTTTTTTATTAGTGATAAAGGACGTAAATTTTTTAAATTTTTCAGACAACTTATGATTCAAGGAAAATTTGCAAATGGAAGTAAAATAACACCATCTACGTTAGCGGACTCCTTTTTTCTATTCAATGCTGCAATAGAGTCGTGTTATAATAGTTCGAAGAATAAAAAGACACAAGATTTGGCTCTTGCTATGGATACAAATAACATTATAACGCGGATTTATAATGCCATTCCAAAAAAGAATAGAAACTATGGAATATTGGATGTAGATTCTCCAAATAATCCGTTGAACTATTATGATGATGTAATGCGTTTTTTAAATAATGATAATATTAATTTGGTTGAGATTGATTACGTTGATATTAAAAATATATCGCAGAATGGACGGCATTTTGGTAATAAAATACCAGATGTATATGCAGTTACGATGATAGACAGGGTATCGAAAAATATCGACGATAAACCTTTAACAATTAAATTACATGGAGTTGATTATGTATTAGATTCTGTTATTATACGTGATACAGAGATGTATCACTTTTGCGCATTAATTACTTGTGGAGGAAACGAATTGGGTTTTGATGGAGCAAGCATGTCGCGTCTTAATAAATTTGAATGGAAAAAAAATATTAACAAAGATATTAATTGGACATTTGAAGGTTCCAATTTTAATGAGGATAAAAAAGACCCTATTTTGTGGAACTTCCGACAAGCATATCAAATTCTTTTTTACTACAGAAAATAACCATTAAAATTCTAATGGTTCAGGTAAATCGCTCGGGTTTCCTGGCATACCCACATACGGCCCTCCTCTCTTCAATTGAGGTGGCGAAGGGATGGGAGATGGAGTGCTAAATTCTTGATTACATCTTTGAATACAACTGTCTAATGCTCTATTTGGTGAATGTTGTCCTGCTACATTTCTTCGTTTCTTTTTAGTGCGTTTTGTTTTCTTATTTTTATTTTTTTTCTTACCTCCTTTCATTGTTCGTTTCATTGTTCGTTTCCTTTTTCTCTGTGTTTTCTTTTTTGGTTTACGATTTGTTTTTTTTGTGTTTTTGTTTTTTTTTATATTTTTAGATTTTTT